TCCCGGTCAGGGTGAGATATTTTTCCTCTGGACTCTCAACTCCTTCAATGCTTTTACCTTTATCACATATGTCATCAAGCATTTCGGTAAAATCAAGCAGCTTACTTTTTCAACTTACTCCATCAACGAAAGAATCCTGACATCGTTGGTGAAATGGTACGACAAAGGCTGCATTGAGCGTATCTACATATGTATTTCTGACTCGATACGCAGTCGAGTACCGAAAGTAAACGACCAGCTTCAAGCGTTTGCTTCAACAAGGAATATCGATATCGGGTATGCTTGGAACCATTCCAAGGTTACTCTCATACAGACCGCCGAGCATCATTTTGTTGTTGCTGGCTCTGGAAATTTTAGTGAAAACGCATTAAACGAACAATATATCTTTTTGAACGATGAACAAATCTTCAACTTCTTCGATGACTGTATCAGAAATCGGTCTGACCGCCGAGAATAGAGAAGAACTGCTCTCTTTGGGAGCTCTCGGTTGGAGTGATGATGAAATAGCCGTGTATTTCGGTTGGGATAAGTCTGCATTGCGGAGGGAGCGTTCCAATCCTGACAGCGAAATCTCGCTTCTGTTACTGCGTGGCAAACTCCAAAAAAGAGCAGCGATAGAATGCCGCCTCTTAAAGGAGGCTGAAGGTGGAAATCTCACGGCAGCCAAACAGTTCTCGGAAGTTATGCGAGATAAGAGTTTTCAACTCTCAAAACTCGATTTGTTTGGAGGACCCGCCGATGAGGGTGCGATGGAACGCATACAAAATTATATCGATGGTGGTTGTAAAACCGATTTGTCTCCGGGCGAACAAATATATATCGACCTCCTCGTGATGATATATTCTCTCGATGGCCAACACGGAAAGCGTAATACCATTCGCTTTCTTACTCGTAAGCCATTCGGTTTTTCCTACGCTCGTGCAAGCGAGTTATATGCCGAAGCGGTTGAAATGTTTTTTGCTAATCGCCAAGTTTCCAAAGATGCGATGAGAGCAAAGGTCGCCGACCAATTTGATACGCTTCACGCTGCCGCTGTCGCCTCTGCCAGGACTACTCGTGACTATGAGGTTGCTGCGAACATCTTGGCGCAGAAAGCAAAGATCCTTCGCCTCGACCAAGAAGACCCTGAGGTGCTGCCACCATCTCAATACCAAAAACAATTCCGTTTGCTATCCTTAACGCCTGAGTCGATAGGTCTTCCTTCTGCGAACCGCGATATTCTGGCTGCCCAAATAGACTCACTCAACCTTGATAGCAGTGTACGAAAGCGTCTGCGTATGGAAGCCGGTATCGAGGATGTTGAAATTATAGAATACTTGGAACATGTCGTACAGGAAGAAGGTTAAAGAAGAGGTTTCCGATATTGTAGATATCCAATATCAGAATAAATTTGCTCAAATCGTATCTTTGGTTGCACCATGTCGTCTATTCGGCATACTCGGCCGAGGCTCTGCGAAGACCACCGATATACAGGTTGAGAGGCTTATCGATATAATGTATGATATGCCCGGTGCTCCTTGCGCTTGGGTGGCAGACACATTTAGCAACCTTACTGCCAATGTGCTGCCAGCTGTGCTCGAAGGTCTTGAACGCAAAGGCTTCCGAGAAGGCGTTCATTATGTTATCGAAAAGGAACCTCCAACTTTTACCGACAAAGAAAAGGAGGCTCTGCCTGATTGGCTTCGCCCACACTTCTGGAAACCGTTTAACAAACTCGTTTCCTACAAGCGTACTATCGTTTTCTTTACCGGTATGAATGTTCGCTTCGGCTCCTTGGATAGACCTTCTTCGCTTGCCGGAGCATCAGTAGTCCACCTCTTTGGCGATGAGGCAAAGTATTTCAAAGAAGAGAAGATTGCCAACCAATTAAAAGCAGTTCGTGGCTATCGTACCCAATACGGACACTCTGTGTTCTATCGAGGTGTAACCTTTACCTCGGATATCGCTGACCCTTCTCATATCGGAGAGTATGATTGGATGCAGAAAGAAATCAAGAACATGAATATCGATAAGGTGTTGCTCATTATGAAAGTCGGGTTGGTCTATAATGAGGCATTGCAAGAGTTTGTTGCCGCCAAAGAACAATGGCGTAAAACACCTAATCGTGAGACTGCCACCATTTGCAAAAATAAGCTCAAAGTCGCAAATCTTTGGAAAGCAAGATGGACTGAGTTGCGCAAGATGGACGATGCTCGCACCTTCTTTTTGAGAGCATCGAGTTATGTCAATGTCGATATTCTAACCGAGGGTTGGTTTGCCGATGCAATAGCCGCAGACTTTAACGATCTGCGAACAGCGATACTCTCTTGTAAGCCTTCACTTAAAAGTGGTGATAGATTCTATGCAGCACTCGGTGAGCAGCATTTCTACAAAGATGGTATTGACGAAGAAGCCTATGACCGAGTTGGCTTGTTGGAAAAAGAGGATTGCAGGGTGCTGAAATACCTCAATTTACACAAGCCTCTACAACTCGGTATAGATTTCGGCAATATGTGTTCTCTGTCCATCGCACAAGACGATTCGATACACGGCCGAGATTGTCTGCGTGTCGTCAAGTTCCTCTATACGCTGGCTCCGGAATATCTTATTGACCTTGGTGAGAAATTTAGAGAATACTTCGCTCCGATGGCTAATAAGACCGTACATCTTTATTATGACCGAGCCGGTAATAACTATAAGATGGTGCAGAAAGACCAGGCTACCGAATTTAAGAAAGCCATTGAGCGAGACCGTGATGGTCGTAGAACAGGTTGGGTTGTAATTATGGAGTCTCTCGGTCAGGGCAATATCGGTCAACCGGAAGAGTACCATTTCATGCAGACAATTCTTTCTGATGTAAACCCTCATCTCCCTCGTGTACTGATAGACTATTACGCTGCCAAGCATCTTCGTCTCTCATTACAAGGGGCTCGTACCAAAGTCAAATCGGGAGTTGTGTTCAAGGATAAGAGTAGCGAACATCTCCCTATCGAGCAACTCCCTTCTCACTCAACAAATCCTTCGGATTCGTTCAAGTATTTAGTTATGACTAAACAGCGGCGCCGAATAGCCAAGGGAAGAGTTCCTGTTCCTTCGGCCATTGGCGATCCGCAGTTTGGCAAATAGGTATTTTGTTCCACAAAATGTATTCACCCTGCAACGATGGTTTGCAGGGTTTTTCGATATATACTCATTTCGGAGTCTCTTCTCCTTTGGTTGGAATTGTGTGTCTGTACACGCACCATTCTATATCCACCCTCGGTTCTTGCCCTATTCAGATACAAAGGAACAACGCCGCTTTTCACCTGTTCAATGAACCTCGACAATTTTTTCAAGTCTGTCGATGAAGAAATTTACCTGACGGCACTCTGAAGAAATTTCATCAAAAAAATTTCGAGAACCCTTGCAAGCAGGTCTATTGGTGCTTCGCATTTATGCTTACTGTGTAAAGGCGGTGTCGAATTCCTGTATCAGAAAGGTTCACGAAACGAGGCTGGACGATAGTTCAATGGTTCTTTGACATACTGACAAACAATTCATCGAAGCCCGATGAATAGACTCCGAAACAAATATCGAAAATAGATATAAAGGTTACTCACTCGGCAGTCCGATAGAGCCGAGAAATTCAAACTCTAAAATTCAAAATTATGTATTCAACCGAAGAAATTAACTCAATCGTGGCAACTATCCACGAGCAACTGAAAGCCACCACGCCAATCGCAGTGCGTTGGTCGTGGGGCATTAGCAAACAACAGGCGACACTCTACGAGGATAAGCCCACTCTTGCCCTGCGTGTAAGCGGAGCATTGCATAAGGGGTGGGTTTTCATTTCCTACGATAGAGCCTCCGACCTCTACGACATTAGTATCGTATCGCTGAAAGGCGAATGCAAGCACAAAGTCGAGGGGGTTTATTTCGATGATATGGGCAAAGTTATAGACGGCATTATCGAACGAGACCCCTGCGCCACCGATGAAGAATATATCAAAATTGCAAAGGCTGATACAATTCGCAAATTGTCAGCCTAACA